CTTGCAAAGTCTGAAAGTCACATGGAAACTATTCGCCCATTCTTTGAGGGTAAAGATGTTATTATGTTTAGAAGTGATAGGGGTGATACAGAGGAATTGTATCGCAGTTTCTTGCCTGGCATCAGAAACTTTACCACTATTGATGAAGTAGATTTTTCTGGTAACATTCATGGTATGAAGTATCACTTTATACAGACACTTAAAAATCCTCTTGCAGATATGTTTGATGAAGGTAAGTCTATAGATTGGGCCTATTGGGGCAGAATGAAACATGGTAATGATAGAGAAAAAACAATCCGTAAAATCTATCGTTCAGAGTTATCTACTGTTATGGTTGGTGGTTTTCCTTCTGGTGTAAAACGACAATCTGCATGGATTAAAGATTGGAAAGAATTATATCCAATATTAGAACCAGCAAGAAGTACACTTTGTTTTAACTGGATAGACCCAACTGCAACTACATCAAGATATCCAGAGGCCATGTCTATTGGTATGATACCTTTTGTGTGGAGAGACTATGATTCAAACAACACATATAATATTGATGATTGGCAAAGAGTGCAAGAGTTTGAGGAACTAAAAGATAAAATTTTACAGTTAAGAAATGAGGATTTCTTTAATAGTAAACTAGAAGAATATAGAAACAACTACAAAAAAGTATTATTATCTGAAGAAGAATATTTTAAAATATTTTCAGATAAAATGAATTTATGTATTGACACATGACGTATTTTGTGTTATTATATAAATATTAAAAACTTTCCCTTACGGACTGTTTAATATCAACCTAGACCGAAAAGTATTCCATTGTGGAACGCGGCATATAAAGGAAAATAAAATGGCATTATTACGCCCAATAACATCTACTTCTATTAATACAGAAGAATATATTAAATCTGCTGAAGAGGCACCAAAATTCAAAGTTGAAGCCCTTGTCAAAGATTACCTTTTCAAACAAAAAAAACAAACAACTCTTTCTCAAGTTCAAACATCTAATGGTTGGAAAACACCTACTGGTATTGCACCAGACAAGTCATATACCCTTGATGATCTTGTAAAGAGAATTGAATCTGATCCAGATACACCTTTTAGTGTAGCAGATGTTTGGATTTCAAGTGAACTGATTACTATTATATCACAGTTTAATCGTATCCCAACTATTTCTGATTGTATACGACACTTAAATGATATGGGTGGATTAAATTGGAGTGCTCTTGATACCCCATCTATGTATATTGCAAAAGATGAAAATGACAATTATATGATGATATCGACAAAGGGTGGTCACAGATCATGTATGTCAGTACTAACTCTAGGATTCGATTGTAATGTCCCAATTCGTGCAACTTATGTTGGTAGTCTTGATTTAACAAAGGTTTGTGATAAGGCTTCGATTGACCACCACACTGATTGTAATAAAAGAAACAATCAAACTGCTGATGACAGAATTATTTCTGGTACTGCTGCTGACGATACTGAAATGAAAGAAGTTATGGAGTCTTTAATTGATATGAAACTTTATGTCAAAGAAGGCGCTATGAAGTCTGAAAAAATTAATGGATTTAGAAAGTGTACCTCTTGGCAATCACTAAAAACTTCAATTAAAGATAATGGATATGAAAATACACATTATGCATCAGAACAGATAATGAAAAATTCAAAATCTGGGGATGCTATTATGTCTCAATCAGTTGAAGTTATTGCTAATTTTAGAAATAAATTTAAGAAACAAATTGATAAAGTTGATCCAATGGTCTATGACTCATTATCACAGTTCTTAAATTGGTACTTTATGGATATTACTAGAAATCAATCTACACTAAGAGCAGACAAGGATACTCAATTGAGTACAATTACCCTTGCAAAACTTTTCAATCTTTGGTGTCAGACTAATGAATATACTAACAGAGAAAAAGTTGGTAGAAGTATGAATGGATATAAGTCACCAATCACTGCTCGTCACATCGTAGATGCATTTGATGATGACAAGTATGTAGGTTTTTTTTGCTAGTTATATTATGATTGACACAATCTTCATCCCAACACTAGGGAGAGCTCATAATCAAATAACATTTGATAACATGACACTTAATGCACAACGAGTCACTAGGCTCGTTGTGCAACCTAAAGAACAGCACTTGTATCCAAACTATCCTATTTCAGCGCTTCCAGATAATGATATTGGAATCACGGCGACTCGTAAGTGGATATGGGAACAAGGTAAAGACAAACGCTACATGGTCATGGACGATGATATTAAAATGGCTTGTCGTAAACCATACCATGATGGTGAAAAGACAAAACGTGCTATGACAGAAGAAGACTGGCATCATATGCTTACTGAAACATCTAAATGGATGGATGAAGGTATTGCATGGGGTGGTTGTCGTACAGGTGGATTGCCGCCTGCTGGTAGAGAATATATAGATAATACAGGCTGTGCTGAAGTATTCTTTTTTGATGGTAATCAACTTCCTAGTGTAGATGAACTAGATTGGGAGTTGTCCACAGCAGAGGATATATCTTTATCGCTACAACTATTATCTAAGGGGTATCATAATAGAGTGTGGGATAGGTTTGTATACCTATCTGACTTTGTTGGTACTGAGGGTGGTTGTATGGATATGGGTAGAGACTTGAAAATGATAAATGATAATCATGCAAAACTTATTGAAAAGTTTCCAGACTATGTTTCTTACAATGGAACAAAAGAACTTATGGGTGGCACATTCAATAAAATTAAAATTCAATACAAAAAAGCATATAACGATAGTCAGAAAAGTAAAGCTTCATTAGAAAATTTTATGTCTTGACAAACGTGATAAAATGTGATAGTATAGTAAAAATGGAGAAATATATATGGAATTATTAGAAGATTATGTAAGATTCGTAGATGAAGTGACAAGTGACCAATCTAAGAATTTACCTGATATGATTGAAGCTTTAGAAATATTAGAAGAACAGGGAGTTAATCCAGCGAGGTTACTTACTGCTGCAACTGGTCTTGCAGGCGAATGTGGTGAATTTAACGAGATAGTTAAGAAGTGTTTGTTCCAAGGAAAGTCTATGGATGAAGATAGAATTATTCATTTACGAAAAGAACTTGGAGATATAATGTGGTATATTGCCCAAGCTTGTTTGTCACTAAATACAAGTATAGAAGAAATAATTGACATGAACACAGTGAAGTTGGAGTCTCGATATCCAGGCGGGTTTGATGCTTTTCGTTCAGAGAATAGAAAAGAGGGTGATATATAATGAGTGATTTTCTTAAAGATATAATCAAAACAACAGGTAATGAATATGCAGCGTTGGTTGCAGATGGTATTGAGGGTGCAGATGTAGGTGCGTTCTATGACACTGGTAGTCATATCTTTAATGCACTTCTTTCTGGTTCTATCTATGGGGGTTTACCAGCCAACAAAATCACGGCAATAGCTGGAGAATCGGCCACAGGTAAAACTTTTTTCGTTATGGGCATGGTCAAGTCGTTTCTTGATGCAAATCCTGATGCTGGTGTTCTATACTTTGAATCTGAAAGTGCGATTACAAAACAGATGGTGATTGATAGGGGTATTGATCCCACACGAATGGTTATTATTCCTGTCACAACTGTACAGGAGTTTCGCACACAGGCAATCAAAGTGTTAGATTCGTATCTTGCAAAGAATGAAGCTGATCGTAAACCTATTATGTTATGTTTGGATTCACTTGGTATGTTGTCAACCACTAAAGAAGTAGAAGATACTTCTGATGGTAAAGAAACAAGAGATATGACACGAGCACAAGTATTGAAAGCTGCGTTTCGTGTATTGACTTTGAAACTTGGTCGTTGTGGTGTTCCGATGGTTGTAACAAATCACACCTATGACTCTATGGGATTATTCGCTACAAAAGAGATGGGTGGTGGTTCTGGTTTAAAATATGCAGCATCATCTATTATCTTCCTATCTAAGAAGAAAGATAAGGATGGTACAGATGTTGTCGGTAACATTGTTCACTGTAAAAATCACAAGTCACGTTTGACTATTGAGAATAAGATGGTGGATGTTCGTCTATCGTATGAAACAGGACTAGATAGATACTATGGACTATTAGAACTTGCGATTAAGTATGGTATCTTTAAACAAATATCAACTCGTATTGAATTGCCAGATGGTACTACTCAGTTTGGTAAAACTATTAATAAAAATCCAGAAAAATACTTTACAGAAGAAGTGATGCAATTAATTGATGCAGCCGCTGGTAAAGAATTTAAGTACGGTATAACAGATATACCTTTAGTGGATGAAGAAGTGGAATCGGAAACGGAAGTGACAGAGTCTTGATGGAAAATTATATTCGAAAATATGATAATGTAATACCATCTAAGTTGTGTGATTCTTTAATTAAAAAGTTTGAAGATAATTCAGATCATTATGAAAAACACCAGCAAGGTGAAATGT